ACGGTCCGGGCATCAGATGCCCTGATCGATCTCTGGTCTCAGTTCTGCTCTGTGCAGATAGACTTCAGCATCGATGATGTGGACGACAGATTTGACTACTTGAGATATCCCGCCAAATGGCATCAAATCGTGGACAATTTGTTCTGGTATAGAGATACATGTACCCACAACACTTTTTTCAATGTCTTGACCGTGGTATCTGTGCTGAACCGATGTTATCTTGGAACTCTAGATGAATGGCTGAAACAAAATTTTTACTTGAGCAGATTCCAAGATCCTATACAACATCGACATCAAGACTGCATAGGCGATCTTTCCCCTCATGCGGTGCAAGGTCGCGAACAAGATATAGTTGCATATCTCGATCAGATTGATCACCGCAGGGGCACCGACTGGCGGCGTGTATTTCCTGCTGCTGTTTCTTATCTGTCTTGAAACACGGGCTGATCGGGTAGGTAGGGATAGCGGCGCCAATCCCATGTGTTATGCTTGGTATTGATCACCCCGGGCAGTTTCTCGAGTCCGAACCAGGCAGTTTCTGGAGTCATGTAGTAGTGATAGCCCATGGTGGCGATGTTTTGATCGGCCCAGGGCAGGCCGCGCTGCCTACCATCGTGTGCCATGGCTCGTAGATCCCAGGCTGCTTGATGATCGTCCAAGAGTATCATGCCTCCGCGCCCGAGATTCAAGGGTTTGTTGGCTTGGAAACTGATACACATCCAGTGCCCAGGCACATGGCTGTCCGGTTCGAACAAGGCAGCAGCATCCACGATGTTTGTGTGTCCCAGGGCGTACCAACGACTCCAGGGCTGGTCACGCCACTGCCAATCAATGCCCAGCTTCATCAGTGTAAATGGCACACTGATATAGGTATGCGTTGGGCAATCTGTTTGCTTGATGTCTTGGAATCGCAGACACAGCTCCAGCGCATGGGTGCATGAATCTGTGGCCACAGCCACTGGTGCGCCAAAATATTCGGCCATGGCCTGTTCAAATTCAGTTACTGTAGAGAAATCCATGGTTTAGTGACGATATTTATAGATGCGAGTCGCGTCATTTCTAATAAATAATCTAGGAGTTAAGAACAATGCAAAAAAAGACTCGCAGCATACTTGAAGAACTCGAGAGCATGTATGTGCAACGTGATAGGCGACATCTATTGGAAAGTCGCGCCAGCAACGTTATCACGTCTGCTATCCGTCTCATGGAACAAATCGAGCGTGATTTTCCTGGTGACCAGGCGGAAAATCTACAGCGCAAGATGCTGAATGCCATACGGCTTCGCGATCTCAGCAAATTCACACGCAGCATCCGCAGAACAGGACAAGGTAACGAAAATGAAATTATTTGAAGTGGTCATGAGCGAGGCCGACATAGCGCGAGTCACAGCCATCAAGCCCGGACAAGAAGCCGAGATTGACATGGGTGGCGGTATCAAGACCGTGGTAGATCTCAAAAAGAATCCCACGGCCTTGATAAAAGATCCTACAGGCAAGGTCATGATGACCAAGACCGCTAGCGGCGCCACCGGTGGCAGCATCGGCGGAGCGCCACAGAGTCCTGAAGAACTGATCAAACCTGGTGAGCCAGTGTTCGTGGCGGACAAGACCATGGAAGACTCACAGCAAGAAAATCCCATGCGCATCGCTGTGACGCGACGCATCGTGAATCAACATCCGGAATGGATCACGCGTTACGGCGTGCAATTCCTCATGCAGGCCATCGATGATGCCACTGAAGGTAAAGATGACTGGGAAGAAATTGGTTCTTCAGATGTCAGCGCCTTTGTCAACATGGTAGGAGACATCTTGCGTGACCGTGGCGGTGATCGAGACGAAATGCGTGATCGTAGACCTTTCCAATCCTAGGGTCAGACATGCAGATACAAGAAGGTGGTAACGTATTCAAAGATGAGCGAGGCCAGGCAGCCACGCAGCGCATCAATCAGACCGATGTCAAGACCACGCTGATGTGGTTGGAACGCTTGTTGCCGGGACTGGATCTTGTGAACAACACCCTGGGCAGCACCGGCCTCAAGCCTACTTCGGGCGACCTTGATGTGGCCATAGACAGCAATCAAGTCACCAAAGAGCAGTTGGTGACACGTCTGTCACAGTGGGCCCAGAGTCACGGTGAAGATCCACAACAATGGGTACGCAAGAGTGGTACCTCGGTGCATTTCAAAACTCCAATCAATGGCAACCCAAATTCGGGTTACGTGCAGACGGACTTCATGTTCGTGCCCAAGCCAGAATTCAGCAAGTTCATACTGAGACAGGATGCGGACAGCCAGTATCGCGGTGTGGATCGCAATGTGTTGCTCAACAGCATCGCCAAGAGCATGGGCTACAAACTCAATCAACTGGCCGGCATCATGGATCGAGCTACCAATGATTTGATCACCGATGATCCCGACCGCATTGCCAAAATGCTGCTGAATGCCCGGGCCACTCGTGCAGATCTAGGCAGCGTGGAAAAAATCGTAGCGGCTCTTGAACGTGATCCCAAACGCGACGACAAGCTGGCCGATGCCCGTGCGCATTTCCAGCGCGAGGGTGTGCCGTTTTTCGAAACAGTGCTGGCACAAAATGAAACCGAAGTAGATTTTCTCAGCAGGCTCAGGAATCGCATCGTGAATCTTGGCTATCAGCCCTTGATCGAACAGACACTCATGGAAGCCGAGGCACGCATACCTCACATAGAAGATCTCGTGTTTGATGCCGGCACCCGTGGCGCCCGGCAGGCACTCAGCATCATCAATGCCGGGGCTCAAGACACCGCTGGCACCACTACAGTGAAATGGGACGGCAAGCCTGCCATACTGTGGGGTCGCAAACCCACGGGCGAATTCGTGCTCACAGACAAGTCTGGATTCCTGGCCAAGGGCTATGACGGCTTGGCCACCAGCCCTGACATGCTGGCCGACATCATGCGACGGCGGAGCGGTGAGCGTGGTGAGCTGATCGAGCTCTATGCCAGTTTATGGCCCTATCTGTCACAGGCCACGCCACAGAACTTCCGTGGATATGTGCAGGGCGATCTCTTGTATACTAGCACCCCGCCCGAAGTGTCCGGTGCATATGAATTCACGCCAAACACAGTGCAGTATCGCATACCGGTTGACAGCCCCTTGGGTCAAGAAATAGGCGCCAGCCAGGTAGGTATCGCGGTACACACACGCTATCAAGATCCTGGCAGCACAGCCGAGCCCTTGAAGCAGATGCCGTTCCGTTCGGTACCTGGTCTCTTGCTGATACCGCCCACAGTGAAAGACATCAAGAGTGTGCGCGTGGATGCTGGTCGTGTGCGCGAAATACGCAGCCTGCTGAGCACACATGGTTCTGCCATAGATCAGCTGTTCAATCCTGCTGAACTGCGCGCAGCCCGCATCACAGACTTGCCTGCGCTGTGCAAACGCTACATCAACAGTCGCATCACCACCAACTTTGAAAATCTCTTGCCAGATTTCGGCGCTTGGTTGCAACAAAATGTCACGGCCAGCAAGTACCGCAACATCCTCGAATACCTGCAGAGCCCGGCCAGCAACGCACAGGCCATCGAAGCAGCTTTCGATCTGTTCCTGCTCCTGCACGAACTCAAGATGGATGTGTTACAGCAGCTGGATCGCCAGCAACCTGGACAAGAGGGCTGGGTCATGGCCACTGATGCTGGGCGCGCCAAGCTGGTGAATCGATTTGGCTTCTCTGCTGCCAATCGCCTGCGCAACAATCCTGAGCTGGCATGACCATTGTAGTAGGACCTGGCATCGACATCGGTCCCGGCATCCAGATCGGCGGTGCAGCAGGCGGTGCCGGCAACATTGTCACAGACAATCTTCAACTGTACCTCAATGCAGCCAGTGCAACCAGTTATCCAGGCACCGGCACTTCTTGGTTTGATCTCAGTACCAATGCCTACACTACGACCTTGGTAGGAGCTCCGGAGTTCAATTCGACTTATTTCACGTTTGATGGCACTACGCAATATATAGACACCAATCAGAGCCTGGCCGCAGAATCATTCTCGGTGGGCGCTTGGTTTCGGTCATCGGCGACTGGCATCCGGATGATCCTGTCTAAAGAAGTCACAGCAGGCAATCCCTGGAACTACAGGATCTGGCTGAATAGCGGACGTTTGGTAGCAGACATGAGCCAGGTTACCACCCAAAGCAGTCTGACCAGTCCGCTCAACACCTACAATAACAATGCTTGGTATTTGGTGATGTTCACCAGAGATGATTCAAACTGGTATCTATACGTGAATGGAAGCCAAGTGGCCACCAAAGCAGATACCTATACTGGATCAGTGACCAACGCACAGGAACTGTGGATCGGGCGTTCAGCATACACAGCCGGCGGTAGCAGTCCTACTGGCAGTTATCAATACAGTGGTGACATAGGACAGATTTTCATCTACAATGCTGTATTGACACCTACCCAAATCCTTCAGAATTACAACGCTACCCGGGACACTTACGGGCTCTAAGCGCGATTTTTGCCGTTTTGGCTAAATAAAAGCAGGACCGCAGGGTCCACATACTAAGGAGAACTACAATGGCAACTTTATTCCGTCCCAATGGTGACGCACAAGCAGTATTTGCACTGGACATCCGCAACGGTGCCCAGACCGGCAACATCGGTTCTACCGATAACCTGGTTCAGATGGCTGGTCCCAAGCTGGACTTTTTCGCTCTCGTGGTTGAGAATGGTTCTAACCAAGCCATCGACCTCCGCAACGAGTGCGGCAACGTCACAGATCCTGGTGTGGTGCAGACCATTAACCAGGCCATCCAGCAGACTTCTACCATCGCTTTCTACCAGGTGGAAGCCACCACTACCGGTCAGATCTCGTACGCGATCTATCCCTCGGGCGCTTTTGCTGACGCCACTGCCCTTGGCAATGCTGTCATCGCTCTTGGCAACGTGCAGATCACCAACAGTGCAGGTCAGGTCCGCGGTGTTGACGTTTCGGGCTCGCAGAGCACCGACGTTGGCTTCAAGCTGGCGCTGTCCTAAGCAGCACCGGTACCAAATCAAGCCCAGGATTTTTCCTGGGCTTTTTCTTGGCTGTAAATAATCGATGCAGATAATTCCCACCTGGACCATCCCCATGTATCAGTTTGAGTGGGAGCAGCACGAACAACACCGGGCTGCTCTAATAGCTGTGTGCCAGCGGCATCAAGCCGAAGCACGAACCAGCGGTGTTGCCACCAACATCAAACAGGGTCTTTACGAAAGTGACTTTGATCTGTTCCTTGATGCGGATCCTGCCATGCAGGCCCTGCTGGAATGGTGCCGAGCCTCGGTGTTTGAAGCAGCGCGTCATGCCAATGACCGGCGCTGGGGTCCAGGCACAAGAGTGGGTATTGACATACACGAATCATGGTGCCACATCACTCGGTCAGGCGGGTATCACGACATGCACTGGCATCCAAACTCCAGCTGGAGCGGTATCTACTACATCAGCGCCGGAGATTCAGATGTGGAATCACGCAGCGGCATCAATCGATTCTACGCACCTTGGGCACCGGCCTACACTGACCTTGGCACCCGCTGGAGCAGCGAAACCAGCAGCATCGACATACCACCACGGGATGGTGGCTTGATAGTGTTCCCCAGCTGGATACAGCATGCAGCCACTCCCTACCAAGGTCATGAACAGAGAGTGGTGATAGCGTTCAATTGTCGCTTCATTGACGGAGGGTCCAATGCCTAGCGTGTTTGAGAGCCCAGATGGTGGCGACACTGTGTATGAGCGAGAATTTGGCAGCACCGAACGCAAGATCATACGCAAGGGCGCGCTGCGCCAACTCCAACAGCGCAGCCAGCTGTGGCGCGAAATTTTCCATGCCGCCCTGCAAGACGCCGCCCTGCAAGAAATGATAGAACAAGTCGAAGTCTACTACGAATTGAAACATGCGCATACTGATCACCACCGCATTTGACATCACAGCCACTGGTGTCACTGGAAACTTTCGCTCAGAAAAACTGCCCATGATCACCCAGACCGGCGCAGAAATACCTGACTACATGGCCTGGACACGCAGCCGAAATCAGCAGAGGAATCTTGAAACTGTGCTGCAACTGGCACAGATGCGAAGCCAGATCGACGGTGTCACAGATCCACAGCGGAACACAGATACCGGTCTGTGGCAGTTTGAATTCTCAGTAGAGCGACCTGAAGTCTATGCTATGGGCGATGATGATCTTGCCTGCCTGCGCGATGACTGCCAAAACGTTCCTATCGTTATCGGTCTGGGAGAATCGCCGGGTTGCACAGATGTGATACAGGTGCAGGGTGTTGACCAGAACATTTGGTTTCAAGTCTTGGATAAATAGAAGTCCAGGAGACGAATTTGGAACCAAGTGATATCGAAAAGAAAAGTTTAGAAGCGCATGTTGATCTATGTGCGCAACGCTATCGCTTCCTCGAAGCCAAGCTAGATGAGGTAGAGGGAAAAATCACCGGTCTATCTACCGTGGTGCGCGAAGTGCATGACATGGTGCACCGCATGGCGGAAAAACGCAATGACCAGATCATCACCTGGGGTGTAGGTATCATCGGTGTCCTATTGAGTTCTACTGTATGGCTCGTATTCCAGTACGTCCTAAAGTAGAGCGCTTGCAGGGTCTATTAGACATAGCCAGCAGCGAACTCGAGCGCCTGGGGCACAATCTCATCTTGCCTGAAGGTCGCGGCTACAGGATCTTCCGTGATTACTTCTTGCGCCGCACCAATTCGGTCTGGCAGTTGACTAAACGACAGGACCCAGTGGCTGAATTTACCAGCAGCCGCAGCGCCCTGGCCTGGTGTATTGCTGACAAACACCAACAGTGGGATCTTGCACGCAGGATACAGCAGCTAGATGAGCGCATAGCTATCACTGATCAGGGGTTGACACCTAGATTAATGCTTTTTCGAGCAGGTAGCCGCAATCGCGCGTTAGCTGCCAAGATCCAGCACCGCCAACAACAAAGATATACCACCAAAGCCGAGCTGGATAAATGTGTTAGCCGAGCTAAATACCTACAGATACGGGGATTCCGAAATGATACTCAATGAAATAAGCACCCTTGACCCGCGCCAACAAGTGGCCCGGATTTTTGAACAATACTTTGGTCAAAAGTTCACCGTGGACAGCATGACACCACACCAAGCGCGCCATATGTTACGGCGTGTGCGTTCTGCGCTGACCGAGCACCGTGCCACTACCAATGTGTGGCAGAGCGAGCACAACGGCAGCTACATCAAGCTGGTCATGATGGAACAGGCACTAGAGCGCCACATCGAAGCCTTCCCGGAAGCTACGCGCGCCATCATGGAAGAAACCGATGTGCAACAAGCGCAAGTGGTGCTGGCCGCCCAGGACATGGTAGACAAAGTGCAGAAAATGATCGAAGACATCTCTGAGATGCAGTACAAAGAACTGCCGGCTCTTGTGGATTCGATCCGCAATCAGATTGGCACTGCCGAAGCCGACGCATTCAATCAGAGCGCCACTGCTGCTCTGCAAGGCCTGGTACAGAACCTCCAAGGCAGCAAGACCCAGCTCGAGCAGAGCCAGGCCACCCTGACCGGTGAAGCTGCTATGGAACCCGAGGCCATGGCTGGTGCCGAAGCCGGTGCAGTGGGCGCGGCTCCTGTGCCGGGTGAAGAGGAAGTAGATCTCAGCCTTGACGCCAATCTGCCCGCCGAAGAACCCGAAGAAGAGCCCGCTGCCGATCTAGGTCGCGAGCGCCGTTAAGCGGGGCCAAGATGCGCCTGCGCGAGTTTGAAGAAGTCAAGGTCGAAGTACCCAGATTGATCGCGCTGGCGCAGTTCCTTATCGGACGCGCCGAAGACACCGGCGCAGAAAAAAAAATCAGCACAGAAGCTTTCCTAAACATCGCCCATGACATGGGCATCAGCATCACTCGAGACAATCTCGTGAATCTGGCCAGTGAAGGCAAGATGGGTGAAGTCATAGCCAACGTCACACCCCAAGAAGTCATATTCAAAGGTGCAGATGATGTGTCCGGCATCACTGCACCAGGCCCAGATCAAAGCCAGAACATCGTGAAGAGCATGGCCAATCGCGCCAACCCCTTGACTTGACACCCAGCGTCGCTCGTGCTATGCTTTAGGCATGAGCGACATCGAACAATATTTTCTTCCCAACTGCGGTTATCTCATGCACCAGGTGCCTGAGCCGCTGCTCCAGTCTATCGATCGCGAAGTGCGAGAAATTGAGCAGAATTTTGATGCGCATAGTGAGCAGAGCCACAACACTTATCTAGCTGGACATCTACGACATCAATATCTCCTGCAGAGTTGCATTCCGGATCTCGCGCCTTATGTGGAGATGTTGGCTCGAGAATATCAGAACCGTTTCAGCTACTACACACAACAGCATCTGGTGCACAAAGACAGCTGGGTCAATTTCCAGAGCCGCTACGAATTCAACCCTACCCATACACATGATGGTCTCATGAGCTACGTGATATGGCTACAGATACCGTATGATGTGGAACGAGAACTGGAGATCTATAACGATGTAAACGGAGGCCGTCGCACATCAAGGTTTGAGTTTGTTTACACCAACACCTTGGGAAACAAACTCACACATGGTTTTGATGTATCACGTGAATGGCAGGGCAGGATCTGTGTTTTTCCTGCCGAAATGATGCATCAGGTCAACCCATTCTATACCACGGATCAATTCCGCATCAGTGTCAGCGGTAATCTCGTCAGTCAGGGCGTGTTGCAATTCCGTGT